CTTTGGCTGCCAGGCACAATGCAGTGATACGGGGCGCGGTTTATGACCATTATGGTCGCGTTGCTATGTGGGAAAACATTTTACTGCATAGTGCCTGGCAATGTCAAGGTATCAAAAATCAAAGAGCAATGCAACCCTTTAATGAAGATGCTGACCTGTTAGTCCTCATCTATTTTGTGCCGCTTCCACTTCCTGCGCTCGTCGTGGTTCTCTAGCTGATCATCGGATTCGGAGGGAACTGCCCCTTGTGAGCTGGTATCCTTCGACTTCTCCCCCATTTTTTAGCACCTCCTTTATCCGCGCCGTGTCCGCCTCCTCCCGCTGTGGGATGATTACCTTGTACTCGGCAGGGGTCAATGATGCGTCAATCACGTCAAGCGCGGGCGGGTTCGCCTGGATGGATACTTTGAACGTGCCAGCGGTCAGCTTGGCGATGCCAGCGGATTCCAGCGCGGAAAGCATGTACTCCTTCACCCGCTTCTGCTTGTTCTCCATCGCCTTCCGTGCCGCCGCCAGCCGTGCCTCCTCGGTCTTGAACTTCTCGATGTCTCCGGCGAGGTCGCGCAGAAACCAGCAGTAGTTCTCAGCCTTTTCTTCGATCTGTCCTGCGGTGATGTCGGCAAGCGCAGCGGCTATCTCTTCGTCCGTCCCCGCGTTCATGTATGCGGCAAAATCTGCGGTCATTTCCCGTAAATTCACTTCCCCTCCAATAGTTGCCTAACCTCTGCCAGTTCCACGAATCGTCCAATCCCTGCGGCGCGGTCGTATAGCCAGAGGCGGCGGTTGATGGTTGATATCTCGATGGTGCCGATGGTGATGGTGTTAGGCATCTTTGGCCCCGCAGAACGGACAGCTTGGCAAGATGTCCTTGAATGGCGGCGAATAGGTGACTGTGACAATCACTTCAGCCCCGCACCTATCGCAAGAAACCTGGTAGCTCTTGCACTCCTTCACAACTCGTGGCATACTTTCCCCTGTCTGCTGTTTTGGGCCTCTGTTTGCGGCAGAGGCTTTTCTATTCGACCGTTTCGAGATCCGCGTCACGAAGCCGCTGATTCGCCAGACCCAAATTCTCTTTGGACTCTTCAAGTCGGCCCTTTAACGCCTCGATCTCGTCATCCTGCTCGCCCATTTGTGCCAGTAGCTTGCATGCGGGGCATTCGGCCTTCCACCCGGAATCGTCAAAAACTATCTCTTCGTGTCCGTCGCCACAAACTTTCATACTTCCTCCTTTCGTCTCGCGTTATCCGCAATCATCGCCGCAAACACGCTCAAATCTGCGGCCTCCTCCTCCACCCTCTGCGCGGTCCCTTTGCCGCACTCAAGCTCCCAACAGGCCGTGTACAGTTCCGCGTACTCCTTCCGCGCCAACTCCAACATCTCCCGCGCGTCCTTTCCCTGCCAATCACCCTTGGCCTCGTTCTTTGGCAACGTCAGCGCCCGCCACATTGCGCGGGCATGGCGGATGACGAGGATGGCGCGGTTAATCCGGTTCTTCAGTTTCGTCAGCATCTGGAACCTCCACATGTTCGCATCCGTCGCAGGAATCCACCCAGCAGTAATCGCATGGCCCGCTGTCCCAATATTCGGGCGGCTCCATTGCGTCGTATGCTGCCTGTGCCCTTTTAAAACTGTCCATCATCCCTCCGAAACGTCGCCAGGAACTCCGCGCGGATGTCGGTCAACTCCTGCAGGAATCCGTGCCAGTGGTCGAGGGCGAGGTTCTTTAACCAGTTCACTCCGCCCTCCCTGCCAGTTCCGCGTTGATTAATTCCTCCCAACGGGCGATGCGGACTAGGCGGTCGGGGATGGGCGATCCGTCAAACGCGACGTTTTCACACTCGTGACCTTCTATCCATACCCAAGGGCAAAAGCATTCTTCGGTGGTGGTTTCAACAGACCTGTATCCTCCCGCTATGCAATGGAATCTGCACAACGGACACCTGTACCCCGCGTATAGAGCGACAAGGCCAGCCTTGTACGCCGTCACCATCTCATCCCCGCGATACTTGCGCCCCAGATCCGCGATAGCCAGCAGCGACTCCCGCAGGATGTGGGTTAGCACTTCTTTGATGGTCATTTCGGCCCCCTTGCTTCCATCATGGCGTCGGCGTATCCGCACGCTTGGTTCACGATATAGCTTGTGGGCGTTGCTTCACCCGTTTTGATGATGAGTCCCTGGAGCGCCATCCCTGCGAAGTGGTCCCACGGTGTCAGTGCGAGGGGTGCCGCTGCCGGTTTCTCCTCTGCCGCCCGACCTTCCGCTATCCGGCAGGCTTCGGCGTAGGTTGTGCTGGTCGGACATCTCAGGTTTGAGGGCTTGCAGCAGTTAAGCCCGGCCTGTTTATTGAACGGGCAATCGTCACAGTACGCCCATCCCATCTCATCAAACCTCGGATACTCCACCTTCATTCCGCCCTCCTCGCAGCTTCCCGCTGCGCCGCCGCCGCGTCATACTCCCGCGTACTCGGTGCAGTCGGTGAGCAGCTGTGTATGGTGCTCTGAATCAGCAGCACCAGTGTAATGATCACGAACGCCGACCAGAACCTGATCCGCGCCACTCTCTCCTCCCTGATTTGCCGCTGCGGCTTCCACTCCTCCATGCTGCCTCCTCTCCTGATAAAATTTCAGGTCCTCTTGTGATACCTTTTTGCCGACCTTGACGCGCTCGGCTATGGCTTCGTAGCGCGTGGGCTCTCTGAGATAGTACGGCCTCAATAGCTCCCTCCCGCCGCGTGGCTGTGCTCCGTCCAGTACTGATGCTTGCGCCGCATGTCGATGTACGGCGGGTGTTTGAGGTAGTTGCGGCAAGGGATGCAGTAAAACTTCTCGCTGGTCCACTCCTGACATCGCGGGCATTTGTGGGGAGTGTTCATGTGCTCACCTCTGCCGCCTGAATCTCGGTGTGGCACGATCGGCAAATGTCGGCGTCCTCGTACAATGGTGCATTGTTGCCCAGACGCCCGCCGCAACTGTCGCAAACTTCCCCATCCCATTCCCGCACTCCCATCCGCGTCAGCTCCCCGCGCAGGTAGTCAACGCGCTTGACGTTCTTGCCGTGCGCCACGTCCTCAATTGTCCGCCGCGCCGTCTCCCTGTGCATCATCGCCTGCAACTCAGGGCTGAGCGGACGCGGGCAGCCTGCGGGCTCCAGGTAGGCGTCCGTCATCACCTTTCCGCTCTCGCCGCAGATTTCTTTTGTCGCCAGCTCCCCCTTGATCAACTCCACCATGTGCTGCGCGTAGGCAAGAGAGTTGTTGGGGGAGAGGATCTTGACGGTGCGCTTGCCGAACTCTGCGCGGTAGACTCCGATTACGTTGAACGGTCCCTGTTCCTCGACATAAGTTTGCATGTGCAACCTCCTATTCGATGTCGTCCGGCAACAGTGCTTCCAGAATTAAAAATATCGGCCATATGAGGACGGCACACCACACCTTGCAGGCGGGGTGTGCCGCCTTTCGGAAAAGTTCCTTCGCGCCCCATCCAAGCAACAGATAAGCGGCTGTGATTGCTACTGGGATTAGATGTTCCGCCATGCAACCTCCTGTGAGCTGATGGTTAAACCGTCATACTCCTACTTTTTCGCCTGTTCCGTACCAAGTGAACTCCCCATCAGCACCGACAGGGAAATGAGCGCCACAGCGGGCACAGAACGTCCCACTGTAAAAGCCGGGATCCCGTGCGTAGGTTTCAGCTAAGGCTTGCCCCATGGTAGTAGCGCCCCCGCACTTGCCGTGCGTGTAGGTGCGACGGACTGGACGAACAAAGCCTTTTGCCCGCTCTTCAACAGAAAGCACGACATAGCCTTTCTGCATCCCCGTTGCAGGGTCGATTTCGCGATGGTCCGGTGTGACAGGTGATCCGTCAGTGAGTGTAGTTTTGTCCATTGTGGATCCCCTTTCTTGTGGCTGCTTCCACGTTGGCGGCTCTTACCACCTTTTCCAAAGCCGCTGCATCATCGGTTACGACGGTGAGCAACAGCGTGTCATCTGTTACCCCCGGCCCTCGCTCGAAAACGTACCCAGCCACAGACAGATGGCGGTCGAAAATCGGCAGTTTCCAGTCATCTATTGCAATTGCTGCTTTCATCGTCCCTCTCCAAAATAGCACTCCGTCGCCACTTCCTTACACCTCCCCTCCCGCCCAGCGCGGCAGGGTCCAGCGGGTGATACGCATGTTAAACCGACTCGCTGTCCAGAATTTCCCACCCTACGATAAAGCGGGAATCCCCGGCTACGGAGGCCAATCTCCCCCGGTATAAAAAATGATGCCAGGCAGAGTTGATTCGGTAGTTTTCCATTTGTTCGGATATGATGTAGTTTTCGAGGTACCAGTCACAGCCACCGTAGTAGCCGCTCATGGCCGCACCGCCACCATTGGCTTGCCGTCCTTGTCCAGCCGAGGGTGCATCCCGCCAAACAGCCCACCCTTGACGTACTGGACCCCGGTCAGGTGGTCCGTGTACAGGGTGAGACCGGAACGTTTGCCGAAGAACTCCCCCGGTTTTCTGTTGTCTGTGTCGTCATACCCCCACCGGAAACGATTTGCTACCAGAGCCACGACAACAATTACAGCAATGAAGATAATCAGTTTCACTTCGCCCTCCCACGGTTTAACCAAGCGGCTCGACCCGCCGAGCCGGTAAAAGTTGAGTGCAGCCGTTAAAAGTGACTGCGGTTCAGCCGCAAAACCCGTTCTAACCGCCTCCAGGGTGACGACTGCGCCCTGTTTGCGGCATTCTGTTGCTAGGTCGCTCGCGGCTTCGATACTGAGCGGCCGCGGGTTGATGACCGTGCGCGCCGTGCCGAATCCGCTAGGTTGCGGGAAAATGCTAGTCACTATCACGTTGTAGCGTTCCATGACTGCCTCCCTGTGAGGGGTTAGCTACGCCGTTACGGGTTCCCCGGTGTCTGCATTGACCACGCGCCCCATCTCTGACGCAGTAGATAACCTTATCCATCTGTCGGGTTGCGAGAACATCAGGATTGGATCGCTCCACTCATCCGGAAATTCGCCGTGAGGTGTCTCACGCTGAAGCTTCCGGTTAAAATTGTCGTTTTTAACTATGGATGGAATTAGCTCCGCTACTTTCTCGCCACAGCCTAAAATATCTGTCGCCTGTGCGGGCTGCCTGGCTTTCTTGCTCATCAGTACAAGGACTTTCATGACATCTCCTTTTGCTGCTGTTAAACTGCCGCTGTCGCCCTCTCCTCTTCCGCCCGCCTGATCCGCTCTTTGGTCATCACGCTTTCACATCCTGCTCATCTTTCGGGATCGTCGCGTACAGCGTGAGTCTCACGAAGTTACTGAGGTCGAGGCCCATTTTTTTGGCGACGGCCTGCAATTCCACCCTCTTGCTGTTCGGAATCACTACGGTCATCCGGTAGTCTCCAGTTGGTTGCGGAGTTACTCTATCCTGCTTCATTCAAATCACCTCCTTTTTATTTAGAGTTTCCGTTTACCACAAAGCGGTGCAATGCATTCCGGTACGTGCCTCTTGGGTTCTCCTGCAACCACTTCATTGCATCGGCTTCGGTTTCTGCAAAATGGATGGTACCGTCCAGCACGCATTCATAAATTGTTTCCACGTATCCCCTCCTCGTTATTTCCTTCACATCATCTTCGTTGCGTAACCTTGTAACCTTTTTGTGGTTACCTGTCAACAACATTTTATCATCTGTTGCGAATTTTCTTTGACAATGGTTGGACGCTGGTTACAATGTGCTTATAAGACAGTCACTTTCAGCGTGTGGAGGATCACATGGAAATTAATAAGGTTACTGGCGAAAACTTACGGCGGATGAGAATTGAGGCGGGGCTCACTCAAGAGGAGCTGGCGCATTACCTGGGCGTGGTCAAGCAAAACATCTCCGCAATGGAACACGGCAGGCGCGGCTTAAGCGGATCCACCCTCACCCGCCTCTGCGAAGTGTTCGCCTGCGCTCCCTCCGAATTTTTCCAACTCCCCGCCGATCAGCAGGAGGGGATAGATAAGCTATTGTCAGAGGAGGTCGGGAAAATGGACCGGGCGGGAAAGGCTCGGCTATACGCGGCGGCAGTGGCGATGAATAGCTGAAGTCACATTAACTCTTGACGCGGCTAATTGAAGTAAAAGATTGACATGACGTAACTCATTTAGTATTGTGCCCCTACCAATTCAAGGAGGTAGCACATGAGTAAGAAAGACACGGTAGTCATCAACCTTCGCACCGTTCCCGTAGAAATTCACACGCACCTGAAACAGCAGGCGGTGAAGGAGAGAATGTCCCTTGAGAACTACATCACCACGCTGTTGACGTTATCCATGCTGGAGGACACGGTTGACGCGCTTTCCGTCACCATCAAGGAGTATTTCGCCAAGGCCAAACAATAACATTCCTGCCGCTGGCAGAGAAAAAAAAGGGGGGGGGTAGGATGAAGGGGATAAAGATAGAGAAGGGGATAAAGATAGAGAAGGGTGTACCCGTACCGCAGAAACGGTCTGAATTGCCTTTTGCTGAAATGGAAATAGGTGACAGCTTCTTTGTGCCTACATCTGCAAAGAATATCACTGGTTCTATTTCTTGGGCGAAAAAAACTCTAGGCTTTAAGTTCACGTGCCGCACGGTAATTGAAAACGGGATAGAGGGGGCTAGGGTATGGAGGTGCGGCAACGGAAGTGAATCATCTAAACTCTCAAGAGGGGAAGGATGAGCATTGGACGCTAAGATACAAGCCGCTATCGCAGAGCGGGACGCCACGCGGGATGAGCTCGTGACACTGCGATCCATTATCAACGGAAAGCGCGGCGAGCGAACCATTACACCGGAGCAGCAGGCGGCGATGCAGGCGGCGAGGAAAAAGAAGAGCTGAAAAAATATTTCACTTTCTTTTGATTATTGACTGGACAAAGCAAAGGGGCGGGTGTATAGTTGTTTCAAGAGTGAGGGACAATCAAGGCAATAGGGGGGATGACATGGGTAGCGACGCATGGATCATAAAACACAAAACCGACAATTCTTTTTTTGGCGGATTTGAGCGCGGACCTGAATTTAACGTGATATGGGTGAGTCACGCAGATGCGTTGCGTTACAGCAATAAAACCCACGCCAAATCGCAAGCACAACTCCTGCGCAGATTTGGAAACAGTATTCAGCTAAAACCTTTAAGGGAGATATGAATATGTACATTTGTACTAAATGCGGCAAGCCATTTACCCCCGTCATGACAAGGCCTTGGCGGGGAATGCTTTTTCTGTTCTGTCCTGACTGCGATAAACCAGTCAACACATGTAATCCCACGCCCAACACCAGAGGGCATTCTTTCGGCAGTGGGCGCGTCGATGGCTACGCTGTTTGCGACAACTGCGGGTTGCATGAAAATCAGGAAGGAATTCAACACCGGTGTAGTCGTCGAGAGGGTCACAATGGGCGGTAAAGGTTCAGGCGGCAAGCGCGACGGTGCAGGCCGTCCCAAGGAGATCCCCACGCATAAAATGACCATCCGCGTGACGGAGCATGAGCATGAGACGCTGCGGCAGAGGGCGAAAGCGGCAGGGGTGACGGTGACGGAGTTTATTAAGGTGCGGGCGATAGGGGGAGAGGGATAGTGGAGCGACTGATTGCCGCAGGAGTCAACGCAGACAGCCACGACATCACAGCCGAATTCAGGTCATGGGCTGGGCGTAAGAATTTCATGGTGTCAGATGCCAACTATTACGACCTGTGGGCGGAATTCATCAACGAAGAATACAACGAACAGAGAAAAAACAGCGGGCGCTAGGAGGGGTTAGCGCCCGCTTTGCCAAATGGCGAGGGGAAGGGGGGGCTACTGTGCGGCCTGATTCTTGCCAGTGAACCATCCGATGACGGCTATCGCTATCGCTGTGATGAGTTGGAAGTAATCGTTCTGGTGAAGCGATCCGCCGCCCGCCGCATGAAGTACCGGCTGTGCTGCGGTCGCCGCCGCTCCGACTGCTCCGACAATGTTGGTTATCACGTTTGCTTTCATGGTTATCTCCTGTGTCGGCATAGTATGGCGCGGTGCCTGCCGCGAGTCTGCCGCGCCGTCAGGTTATACAGGGCTCCGGTATCCAAGAACATCGGCAACGGGGAAGCGGGAGACTTTTACGGCGTCTCCCTGGTTGCCGCCGATCACTCGGACAATCCCGTTAGAGATGTCCTCATGGTCGCAGAACGCCACATGACCAGAGGGAGGCGCACCCCGCTTGAGGACCACCACACAGCCTAGAACGGGCTTGTCGATCGGTACTCCCCATTTAAGCCAGGATCTAGCGTTTGCGAGTCCGGTACCCTTGAATCCGGACGTGTCGGTGACGAAGTTTGCGAAGCTTGAGCACCACGGTACCTCGTCGCTCGTAGCCCGCAGCGTCGTGTGTTTCGCGTACTCCACGATACGAGGCGTCGCCGCTGCGCCAGGAGTTTCTTTCACACCCAATTCAGTCCGTGCGGTTTCGTGGAGCTTCTTGCAGGCTTCTTCTTTGGTCATATCTGGATCCCCCCCCTTAGAACGTGACGAACGTAGGCGCGAACCATGCCAGCGCAAGGCCGGTGCCGGTCGTGCCGGTATATGCGCCTGACAGATAAACAGTGGTCCCGTTTATTGCTAGTATCTGTTTTTTGACAGCATCCCCCGCGATAGTGATGTACTGCCCACCCCGCAGCGAGTCGTTAGGGTCTGCCACGTTGAGCAGCGTCGCAGACCCATTAGTGGCATCGCCAGACGCGCCGGACAGCGTGCCAAATGTGCCAGCGACAGAGCATACCGTACCGACACTGCCGGCGGACGGACCTGTAAAATACAGCTTGTCTCCTACCGCCCATGTGCCGGAAGTGGGCGCCGCAGCGATCTGCTGTTCTCTGAAAATAGCCAGAACACCACCACCAAACTTAGGTACACCGTGGTTCATTATGTTGTCGCGCTCGATGCAGCTGCTGTTGATGAAACTGTTGTCGTTGGAGGCATTGATTCCGCCTGTGCTCCCGATGAAAGAAGAGGTAGCAACCGCGCCGGTGTGGCGCATCTGGTTGTTAACTGTGTTGCTGACGATGTTAATATTTTTGAGGTATCGCTGTGTTCCCGCCTCAGCCGGAGATAGGAATTTGATGACGATGCCGGTAATTTCCTCGAAGACGTTTCGGCTGATTATCAGGCTGTTTGCGCCGTAAAGTGCTATCAGTCCGAACTGGGGGCGCAATCCGATAAACTTGTTGTCGCTTATCAGGGTGTCATATGCTGTGCTGTTGATGCCATCGTACAGTTGTCCCAGTTTGATTGCTCCCCTGTAGGAGCTGGACGCGATAGGATCGAGTCTGAAAGTATTGCCGATAATGCTGAATCCCTTAAACCCAAGGTTGACGATATCAAAGGTCATAGAGTTGATGAAGGTGCAGCTTTTTATCGAAATGTTGTCGTCAAATCCATCGGGAAGTTTGCGGCGAGCGCTCCCGCTGAAACCAGCATAGCAGCGAAGGAATGTGCATTGCTCAATCTTCCAGTTGTGCATGTTAAGCCCGGTCTGGTGAGGGTTATACACGCTCACTGCGGCGGTGTTGGTTGTCGATATGTCCTCGAAAGTGCAGTTGAATATCAGCGCATTCCGGTTGATGTTGTGATCTGCATTTGGCTCGAAATTCACACCGCCGACACTTTGCGCCAGGTCGTCGTTCCCGATGCGCCTGAACAGGGAATCTTTGACCGTGAGCCCGTCGCAGTCAATAACCGATATGCCGCTGCGGTTGCCGTTGTCGCAACCATCGAAAACACAGTCGACCACTTTAATGTTGGTGTTGTGCCGCTCGTAAGCAGAGCTATTGCCGCTCCCGACGTAAAGGCCATCTCCGATAAAGTCGTAGAAAGTGACCCGCTCTATGGTCAGGTTGCTGGTAGACTGGATGGACATATCGTGATAGCTCGAAGCGTCAGGAACGAAGTCGCGGCTCCTGCCGTCCAGATACAAATCGTGAACGTAAATGTCTTTTTTGTTGTCGGCAATATCTGACGTACCCTCACTGCCGTAATATGTTGCCAGCAAAACGATGTACTCCAGATACGGCTGTACCGCCTGTCCAGCCTCATCTACCCCCTCTGCTCTACGCAGGATGCTCGATTTGCCCGCCCCGAAAAATTCGCTGTCGCTTTTGAGTTTGATGACGCCCACTCGATATGCCCCAGGCGGGACATACACCCTGTTGCAAGAGGCCACTGCCGCCCGGAAGGCCGCGCTATCGTTGGTCGAGTCGTCGCCCTTCGCGCCCCACCACTGCGGGACGGCAGTTGCAAGAGGCGATAGCGTCACTAGCCCAGTACCGCTAAATATCTGAGCCATCGGCCAACGTGCCGTGCTGCCCGCATAGTCGATGGTGTATGCGCCGTGGTTGATGACTGCGCCGTTAAACGGCATCAGTTCCAATGTGGACGGTATCACGATATTAGCCGCTAATGTTAAGTCTTCGCCGTATTGCAGCGTTGCCGGGGTATTGCCGATAGTGACAACGGCGTCGGACAAGGTATCGCAACCCGCCGTGTGACCGACGATGTATGAGATAGTGATGGACGATATAGCATCATTTACCGCGCTTGACGTGTCCTCTATGTTGATGTTGTCCCGGTCATAGACGGTGACGCCCGCGCTAGTTTTGATGACGAGGCGGTACAGACCGTCACCATAAAGCTGCGCCGTCCCGTTGGCGTCGAGCGTGTAGGGGTTCGCCGCCTGGATGGTCTTCGCCCTGTCGAGCCAGATGGTTTTCAGTTCGTCGGTTCCGGCTGCGTAGGCGTAGACTGATCCGCCAGTCAAAGCGCCCGCAGAGGTCCGCACCTGGGAGAGCAGGAAGTCAATGAATTGTGCGTATGTGCTCATGTTGTGCGCTCCTTGTGGCGTTCTTCGCACCGTGCGATGTGTTCCGCCAGGGTTTTCTCAGTGACGGCTTCCTTGGTCTGCAGCGTGTCGAGCAGGTTGATAACTCGGTCAAATCCGGCTTTGGCGAGATAGGTCAGCGCTCCCACCATCAGCGTGATGAGCGAGAGCAATCCGGCTATGGCCCCTGTCATTACCCACCATGCAAGCTCTGGTGTCGTAGTAGGCATTGCGGCTCCTTGCGGGGGACTGCAGGGGCCGGAGCCCCTACAGTTAGGCTTTCTTCGTGCCGGGTTTCTTGGGCGGCTTCGGGGGCCTCGGCGCCATGGCCGTTTTCATTCCTTTACCCATACTGCAGCTTTTACCTTTCATTTGTGGCTCCTTTCTGGTTGAGGTGTGGAATAGTCTACACTACTAGCTTTAATGTGTAGAATAGTGCTCAACTTGACATAATACTGTAGACTATTCTTGTCAAGCACTAAATTAGCTTATTGCCTCAATGATTCTCATGGGTTACGAAATTCACTCATTAAAACGGAGATTTCCGTGATATTATATATTTGCGACGCTCGGAGAGTGTCTCTAGTCTTCAACTGCTTCCCTCCGCTGATAATGCGAAAAGCGCGGGGAAGCCTCTCTTCCCCACACCCCTTCACTCAGTTTTGTTGCCGAAAACCCATTCACTCGGCCATAGTTGCTGCTGTTACAGCCAAGGGTTTGATTGCCTGCTTGCTTGCAACTGCGCCTTTCATCCCCTTGCCCCACATGCGCAAAAATTCGCCCTGGACACGCGGTGACGATGCAGCCATTAGTGCGCCGAATGACGGGTCAACCATCCTTGTGACTGCCGCACTGCCAATTATCGCGGGTCCGGTACCGGCAAGCCCGACCGGCATCACGGAATTGTGTGCGTAACCGGCAATTGCTTGTCCCAACTCCTCCCCGCCGTCTTTGCCGAGAATGTCCACCAGTTCCCGCCGCAGTGCAAAGTTGTCCTTCATGGCAGACATGAGCCGCCTCAAGGTCTGGTCGGCTACAATGCGTCCCGACATTCCCTGCTTTCGCAGCATAAGCCCCGCTTCCACGTCCTTGATGATCTTGGTCGCCTCAGTGTATCCCTTGGTCATTTCGTCGTATTGCGGGACATTGGCAACGATGGTGTCTTTTACCTTGTTGCGAAGTTGCGTCACAAACTGCCGCGCCTGTGAGGAGTCGGAGTAAAAGTCGTCAAGTTGCCGCTTCAGCGTGTCAAGCCCGAGCGCGGTGTTGTCGCCCTGCTTCGTTCCCCATGCCGAAACTGTTTCGATGATTTCTTGTATGTCGTTGCGTCCCGTCTTACCCATCGCAATTCGGGAAGTATCAAGCGCACCGGTCGCAGGGTCGATCTTGACGTTGTACTTCTGCATTAGGCTTACCACTTCGCCCTTGACCGGTCTGAGGTCGATAGGTGCGGAGTTCTGCGCGATTTCCTGTAAATGCCCTTGGTATGTGGACGTTCTGGCATCCTTGAGGCGGGTCAGTGCGGTGCGGGCGGATTCAACTATATCCTCACCCGAAATCTTGCCGCGCAATGCTTTGTCGTAGGTCGTTGTGCTCTTGAGCGGGTTGATGCTGTTGGTCGGCTGCATCCCGCTTGCAATTGCCTCCTCTACGGCCCCTGTGCCGGTACCGGACAGACGCCCAAGGAGCGGCTTGGCAGCCTTGCCTAGAAACTTCGCAGTACCGCCGACAGCGGGCGGGATTACCTTTGCCGCTACCTGCCCGCCCATCTCAAATGCCGCTCCGGTCCCGATATCCTTGAGCGTCCGCGCTGTCATCTGCCCCGCCGTGCCACCTGCGGTCCCTTCGATGTTGTCGGCAATGTTCTTTCCCATTGCATATCCAAGTCCTGCGCCGGTCACGCCGCCCACCGTTGCGCCTGGAATTGAGCCGATGCCGAGTCCTGCCAGTGCGCCCCCTGCCGCGCCGACAATGCCGCCGCCCACCGCGCCCCCTGCCTCAAGGGTCGGGCGGGCGATATTGGCGAGAGTTTGGCGAGAGGGGAGAGCTTCTTTTGCGCGGGTGAGGAGTGTCCCTTCATCGGCTACGAACTTGCGGCGCATTTGCTCAGTTTCAGCTGGAGAGTACTCTGTTGGCTGCCCCTTCCCTCCCTGCCACCAATCCTGCCCCTTCATGTCAACGAGCATCCGCGATTGGGCGGACTCAGGCAGCTTGCCGAATCCATCAGCATCGGCCTCGCGGAGTATGGCCTTACGCTCCCCGAAAGGTCGACGCTGAAAGTCGGGGTCGCGAACTAGCGAATCAATGTCGTATCCGGCCATGTTTACCTCTTGTGCTTGTTGAGGAGGTCCGCGTAACTGCCGCCCTTCTCGGTCTGCCCCTGTTCCGGCTGTGCGTTGGCCTTAACTTTGCCGTTGCCTCGGTTGATCGCTTCAGCCGACCGCCCGACATTGAACTTGGCGCGGGTTCCCTCTGCGAAGATTTCGAGCGCCCTGAACTTTTCCGCTATCATGTCCTTGGTATCGCCCACCTGTGGAGCGTACATTTCCGTGTAGCTCGCAACTTCGGAGTCAGGAGCGGCCGCGCCTGTGGCAATACGCAGCGCCTGTTCAACCGTGCGCTTGACGGCTTGCCGGATCTCGCGCCCCTTGGTACCCCATGTGCCAATCTGCGAGTTTGCTATGTCGAGTTTGCTGATTATGTTCCCGTTTCCGTCCAGCACCATGTCGCGTATCTTGGGAATGTTGGTCGCGATGGTTTCAAGCTGCTGCGCCCTTGTTGCTTGTTCCGGCGACATTGCCCCCGGCTTCGGTGCCACGCCGCCTTCCACGTTGGCAACACGGTAACTTCCAGTTGTCTTGTCGAAAACAAGCGGCTTCCCAGACTCAGGGTCAACGAATGTGGTCTGTGCAACGGGTTCGCTGCCCCCCGCCCCTGCCGGCTTATACCTTGGTCCCTCACTTACCTTTTTCCACGTCTTGCCGCTGTCCTGTGACTCTTCTGCTATGGTCCTCCCGCCGTCTGTGCGCTCACGGAACTTGTATTCAAGCTTGTCCTCTTTTGGCACAGGTACCGTATATCCGCCCTTACCGTCAGGGATGCCGACGCCGGGGGCGAAAGTCTGGACGGGTTGCGGCTTTTTATCTATGACGGTTATTTTTCCTTTCCTGTCAGCGACAGAAAAATATCTATCCGACGGCGTACCGTCTGCGTTTTTCATTGGACGGAGAACGCCTTCGGGTGTCACCTGTATGTTTTCAGGGTCGCCAAGAAGTGAACCCCATTTAGGATTCTCCTTGTGCCACTGCTTTAAACCCTCTGCCCCGTAGGTTTCAAGCACGCTATCGGCAAGTTTCGCCGCTTTCCCTGTGAATTCGAGTTGATGGTCAAGGATCTTCTGCGCCTCATCTTCTCTGCCTTGGCTCATGTGGTAGTTGTAAACCTGCTCGTATTTCTGTGCCAGAGTCAGCGGCTTTTCCTCAGTCTTCTGCATGGGGTTGATATTTAGCCCTAAACTCGACAGTGTGCGGCCCTGCGCGTTCGGGTCCATACTCGCCATCTGAGGACCGGCAACGGGGTTGAACGGCTGCCCTTGCGGTGCCATGCTTCCGAGTGTCGAGGTGGCTGTGGTAGTGTTCGGCATGGCGGCGAGGTCTGCGCGAGACTGCTCCTTGTACTTCGCCTCGTCCATGAGCGTTTTAAGCTGGAGCTGTCTCAACTCCCGTTCGGGCCTGTCAAGCTCCTGCTGCGCCAGCATCTGAAATACGTTATTCTGCGCCATTTACCCCTCCCGAGTTCAGCCGTTTATAGTTGAGGTACAGCGGCGCAAAACTCGCCCCGTTCGCTGTGTCGTCTGTTGCCTGTTGCCGCCCAAGCCCCCTGAGAGTCTGCGCGTTTGCCTGAATGTTCCCGATCCGCTGCCCGATGTCGGCAATGGAGGTGCCGGTGGTCATGAGCGATTGCCCCGCCGTCCCTGCCTGCCCGTAGCCTATCTTGAGCATATCCAGACGGCGATTCAAGAGCCGCGCCTGTTCCGAGTTGTTGAAGTTGGCGTCAAGCTCCGATTGTGGCGCAAGGTTCCGCCCCATTCGCGATAGGCTCGACAGCCTCATCTGGTTTGCCCCTTGGCTGTACTTGTCGCCGTATGCAGGGTCAGACGCGGAGAAATCGGGATTCTTGCTCATGGCGAGAATGGACGGTATCTGCTGTATCCCTTGGTCGTAATATGGCTTATTTCGGGCTGTCAGATCGTCTTGGATGGCGCGGCGCTTGTCGATTGCCTGCTGATTTATCTTCGTCTGAGCCCTTGCCCCTTCCTTGGTTGCAGACTGTGCGGCGGACGTGCCGGCAGAGCTGGAAAGCATGGAAGCGCCCGCTAAAATGAGAGGTAGCATGTCGGCTCCTAAGTGTTGTAGTACTGCGCCATGGAGCTGAGCGTGTTGGCCGCATTGTTCATGCTGCTCTGCCGCTGCGCTCCGTAGTTCTGTGCGGCGTTAAACATGCCCTGCCCGAGATTCGCCAGCGTCTTATCCGTCGCCCCACCAAAGGTGGTACCCGCACCGGTTATGGCATTGACCGCCCCGCTGCCGGTCTGGATCAGCGAGAGGGTAGGCGCATACTGCCGGTCGGCCTCTTCTTGGGCGCTCTTTTGGTAAAACTCCCCCATTTGCCGTGAGCCGAAAGTGGACCTGTAGCGGCCCATTGCCCTAAGTTTGCGGCCTAGGTCGCGCTCCCCTATTGCGAGGCTGTTTTTGTAGGTAGCGGACGGTGTGAATCCTTGACTGTTGAGCTGTTTGAGTCCCTGCCGTCCTGCATCCTCAAGCGGCTTGTACAGTTCCTTGATCTTGTCGTAACTGTCCTGCAGCTCCTTCATGGAAGCATCGGCGGCGGCCTGCTGTGATCCCATGATGCTGTCCTGCGTCCGGTCTGCGCGGTTGCCGGAAAGGTCCATAGGGTCCGCAATGGTGCTGATGAGCGAGTTGCTGCTGTGGGTCTGGTCCCAAGGTACGAAGAAACTACCAAAAAAGCTCATAAATCCTCCTTAGTTCCAGTGCAGCACTACCTTTGCCAGCACATCCGTTCCCGCTGCCTTGCTCTCGATGCAATGCCCGATTTCCTTGAAATGATCCGCCGTAGAAAGCGCCCCGATGCCACTCGGCGGGATTGTTGACTCTGCGCGTCCGTCCGTGTCGGCACATTTCGTCCACGCGCCATGGGTTGCCGCCGTGCCGTCTTTCAGTAGCACTTCCGCGATGCCCGATACCACTACCCACGATTCCGCCCCGTCCGCTATGCCGCTTTCGTATGCCACCGCCACGCCGTCATATTCGGCTGTCTGTAGGGCAAAAGCGTCATCGTAGGCGGTAGACATGGTGAGGACGCTTCCCTTGACCGTTGTCGCCCCTGTGCGGTTCGTGAGCTTGATCGCTACGCCACCTTCGGGGGTAAATGCCACCTTGCCGCCGCAAGAGAATAGAATGGAGGAGTCGGCCCCTGCTGTCGTCGCCTGATCGAGCGTCGTCGCGTGCGGGTTGTCAGTGGCTTCCGTATGATCCTGCCACACCTTAGCCTGCGCGTCCGACAAGTGCCGGTCCTTGGTCGCGTCCGTGCTGGTCGGGTCGAGCTCGGCTATCCCATCCAACATGTCATGGTCGGTGCCGTGCGGGTTGCCGTCCGTCTCGTCAACGTGGTCCTGCCACACCTTCCCGTTGGCGTTGGAGATGTGCCGCACTTGGGCGTTGTCGGCGTCGTTGACCCATCCGAGAACGCCCTGCAACATGGCATGAGTGCGGGTTTCGATATCCGATAGCTTCGATCCTGACTTGTTGATGATGCCCCACGCAATGCCGCCCGCAAACGAAAGGACGCGCTGAACCTGTTGCAACCAGCGGGTCCACTGTGCCGACATCTGGCCGCTGCGGTCGATTATCGGCTCCCTTGGAACAGGGGGGAGGGTTGTTTGCGGGTTTTCGGACATTAGGCGGTCAACCTTTCATAGCAAGCCCTTATCGCTCTTGCGTCATGCAGAGCGTTGTGTTTTGCGCCGTCTATCCCCGCGAACTGTTCTCTGTTTACGTCCGGATCTATGCCCTTTGCAGCAAACAGTGTGCATATGTCAAACGGGATGTAGTAGACGTTTTTGGGGATATTGAAGGCGTGTCCAAAAAGGTGATTAAACAGCACCCAATCGTAAGCAAGGCAGTCGGACCACATCTCTACCTTGTCAAATTGGGATAACCATTCGGTGACACAATGCGCCGTTTCGGTGGTGTTCATTGCCGCGTCACCTTGGTACAGGTTTGCTATCACATTGGAACGCAACCAGTCATCAATCTGAGATTGGTCGTAGTCGTTGAGTTCTGCATAAAACTCCTTGCCATCCTCGGATACCATCCCGATACTGATGAGGGTGGTGTTTTTGTGCAGCCCGGTAAACTCTGTATCAAAAAACACTTTCATTTTTAGCCCCTTAAAATGTCAAACTGCTCAACTACCCCATTCAGCACGAACTCCGGTTGACCGCACTGCACGTCATAGCGGTACATTGCGGCTGATTTCTTGTTCGGTACCTTGTGCGAGATGTGGCCGGTCTTGATCGACGCGCGAAATATCTCCCCAGCGTCGGTCATGTCGGAAAAGATGAACTGATGCTGCCTGCTGCGGTATGCGCCACACTGCCGGATGGACGGAAATTGTGCGTACTGCCCCGCTAGCCCGAGCGATACCTGACGTGCGTTTCTCCACTCCTTCGCGCCATCATCGCGCCACCTGTGCAGGAATTCCGGTTCATACGCATAATCCCAATCGTCGGTAGCCTTGAGCCGGTACAACTTGCCGTCCCTGCCGCCGATGAGCCGCAAGCCCCACGGTTCCACGAAGGTGAAGGAAACGCCGCGATACGGGCCGTATGTGCCGCTCTCCGCGTCCCACTGGCCCAAGATGATCCATGCCCTACTCTGCAGGTGGTAGAAAAGGGTAATGCCGGTCCAGTACTGCTCATCTACCACGGCGTTAGCGGTCGGGAAGGTGATCGCGTACCCGTTCTGTCCCGCCCAAGCCATGATGAAGCCTTGCGCGTCGTCTACCCGCTCAAACTTCTCTATCGGCACGTCAATGGGGAAGGAGATGATTTGCGGGGAACCACCGCCCGCAAGCTGGATGATCTTCCGACTCTTCGCCACTTCCGTGAGGTAGTACAGGCTTTCACCGTCGAAAACGACCGAATACGGCGCCATGGTACCGAAATGCTGAGCAGCGTTCTTGTTGACGCTGAAAGGGACAGTTCCGTCGATGTAGCTGACCTCAAGCGACGTGCGCCCGATGTTGTAAATCTGCTCGTAAGCCACCACGATTGACATCAGCGCGTCAGGGCGGGACTCGTTGTTATAGGTTTCCCAAGCGCTGTACCCGTTGGCTTTGTCATCACTGTAGTGCGTATCCCCTGCAACGGCGCCGTGTACTCGTTCACCCTTGACCTTAAGATACCCGCCGACATACGCCAGGCCTGTGACGTGCAGGGGCGAATTCGGTACGGCGGTTGCTGCGGCCCCATCCAACTTGTAAATCACGGAATCTGCAGCGAGGAAAACGTTATCGGCATCTTCAGTGAAGGTCGGGGGGGAGGAGCTTGAGATGGTCGCGCCGGACGCCTCGATGAGTTCACCGTCCTGCGCGGTCTGCGTGAAGATCCGCCCGCCGGCCACAATGACCAGTATTTCAAGGTCGGTCGAATAGTAGGACCAGACAGGCACATTCCCCGCGCCGGTATCAGCGTATTCGGTGCACCCTGGCACGGTCCGGATAGCCCCTGCACGGTCGGTGTAGGCGTTGATGAAGGAAATCGAAACGCCATCCTTCGCGGACGTGTCGTTGATGTCCAGGGTGACGCCGTTGCCTATGGGGAGGGGGCGGGCCTGCATCAGTAGTACTCCGCCGTAACCGTCTCTGTCGGCTGCCCACTGGCAATCTGTTTCCGTATCTGCCGCGTTGCCATCTCCTTGGTTGCCAGCCACCCTTCAGCGGGGGGCGAAACGCTGTAGAAGTCGGCGATCTCGGCGGCGATGAGGGGGATAAGCGAGAGGCTAAAACGGTCGGGAATGTCGGCTTCGTCGCTTGCGGAGTAGGCCCATGAGACCAGCCCGTCATCGGCAAGGACGGAGTACACGGCGGCGTAGGCGTCAGCGACGTTTTCGAGGTCTTCCGCCGCTACTCCGCTGCTGCGGTCGAACACCCCCAACTTCTGCATCACCTTCTCTGCCAGTTTCGCTATTACCATCGACCACCTCAAAAGTGGGGTTGCTGCTGAGTTTGCGGAAAGCGTGAGGGTCGGTGACTGCCGCCGCTACGCCCTGCATGAATTCTTGCCCGAAAGTGACCACCGATGCCGATGGTCCGATGTACTTGACGACCATAGAGTTAAGGGGCGTTGCCGCCCCTCCTCCTTACGCTGATGTGGTGTAGATGGGGGTGATATTGACAGTACCGGCAGCGGCGGTTGCCGCTGCAGTGGTCGCTTTCAGATAAACGATGGTGTCGGCGGTTACGGTGACGTGTCCCGCCGCGCCTACCACCCACGTTCCGGCCTTAGCGGTATCGTTGGCAATGCCGGATGCAAACAGGGTCGAACCGACATAGATCGACCAGACAAGCGCGACGCTGCCGTCAGTGTCAAGATCGTCGGTCTGGAGGATGAAAGCGAGCACGGTCGCACCAAGCGGCACGCGTGCAACGCCGGTGATGTCGTTGGTTGCCATGTCGGTGGTGCGAAGCTCGACAGAGAAAGGTTGCGCTACCACCGCACCCACGCTTTTGGATGTTAGGAGCGGTGCAGTGTATGTTACGAGGTCGGTAGTTGTCTCCCCGGCCATAGAAACCTCCTATTATCAAGTCGCGGCTAGGGCTTCACCGTCCCTAATTTAATCCACTGTTATGCCAGTAGAACCGCTTCTTAGGTTAGAGTTACGCCGAGGTGAGTGCCGGGCAGGCAAAGAAGCCGGTAAAGATGCCGTGGTCCTTTTTGGTGGTGGTGTCCACGGTGGTATCAGTGCCGAACATGAGCTTCTGAATCCCGCGGATCTCCTGCACGGCACAGCCTGCCTTATCGCCATAGTCGAAGTCGTCGGTAATGGTCTTGGTGCGCTGGGCCACCAGCCATCCTAGAGCCTGCGCTCCGCAGAGGAAAACGGGGGAGACGTCGGCAGAGGTCGCGCCGGAAATGGCAAGGTCGCCGATTTCGGGGATTTCGCGGATTATCATCCCGTTTGCAATCAGCGAGTCGCCGGTGAACAGGGGATTATCCATGCCGCGCACGCGAGCATCCTTGTTGAAGCCGATGATGGTCGAGTCTTCGGAGAACCGCTTGAACGCCTTGGATCCGCAGAAGACGGTGTACCACTCCTCGTCACCGTTGACCATCGTCGGGCGGATGGCCGGACTTGCGAGCTTGGCCAGGGACTTCATAAGGTTCAGGCGGGCGTAAGTCGGGAGGTCGCCGGAATCGTCCACGTTGCCAACTGCAGTCGCGAAGGTCGCGGAGTAGTTGGCAGTGGATGCCCCGAAAAGAACGCGGTCGGAGTTGGCGGCGCACCATGCGTCCTGCGCGGCGGTGACGGCGGTCGAAGCAGCCTGAAAGATGGTATACATTCCCGATTGGTAGTCGCCGCCGACCTGTCCGAGTGCGTTGATGATATCGGTCTTGGTGACGGTGAGAATCCAGTTTTTCAGCAAGACCTTTGCTGCGTTACGGAGAGAGATGGCGCTGTATTGCTCGTCGATTTCCGGCACGACAACGCCGTTCCTGACCTTATCGACCGTGACCGCGCAGGAGCGGGAGGTCATCATTTCCTCTGCGCCGACGAGTGTGGCGGAGCCTCTCTTACCTGCACCGGTAAGCCCGTTTACCAGCGCAAAGGTGTCCGTCTTGCCGGGTTTGAGCGAAAGGGCTTCTTTCATCTGGATAATGGAGTTTTCATCCTTGCCCATGTACCGCTTGAAGCGGTTGGCGCGGACGTACTCGGTAAAGAACTTGTCATCCCACTGCTGGACAGTGAGCCCTGCGGCTACGGCGGTGTTTGCCATGGTGGTATCTCCTGACGGGTGTTCTCCCGCAAAGGTTGTGCTGCCTTAGCAGCGGTTATTTGAGTAAGTCGTCAAGCGAGGTAGGCCCGCTCCACGTTTGCGCCGTTGCGCCCCCTGCGCCAGATACCGTCGCCAGTGTGCCCGGGAGTTCTGCGCGCTTCTGATGCTCTGCTGCACCCTTGGCCGAGTACTTCGCCTCAAGCTCTGCGGTGATCTTCTCCCGCAGTTTCTGCTCATACGCGGTCGGGTCGCCCATCTCCTGCAGCTTCTGCTGGTTCGTCGCCGTCTTGTAGGCGAATTCGGCGGGGTTCGCCTGTGCTCTCATTTGCGGGTATAGCGCGGGGTTTTCCTGGACCATCGCCTCGAAAATGACGAGCTTGTCATCGAAGTCGGCGTACTTGTCGCGGGCAAAGGCTTCGGACATGTCGAGCCTCTGGTTGATTATTTCCTCTCGGAGCTCTCGCCTGATTTCTTCTTTGTACGGGTCCTCTTCCTGTTTTTGCAACTGCTGTAGCTGCTGCTCGATTTCCTGCCGCTTTCTGCGTTCTGCGAGGAGTGCAGCCTTAATGCCCTCCATGTCAGGTGCGGGCTTTTCTGCAGGTTGTGCGGGGATCTCAGCGGCGTCCTGAGTTACTTCTGCGCCCGTTTCCTCCACCGTCTCCTGCGCGGCCACTTCCGGTTCTTCAATTACGGCATCTTCGAGCCAATCCATTTGTATCTCCTTCGCGCCCTTTGTGGATGGCGGCTCCCAAGTTATCGCCCGTTGATTACCCGGCGGCGGTTTTGTGTTACTCAACTATGTTGTTTCCCTACTCTGTTTCGGGTGCTAAGTCAAGAGAATTATTACTTACACCGGGTCCGTGATGCCGAAAGCAAACGCAGGCGAATCCCACGTCTGCGCGGTCGTGACCGCTTGGCTAGTCACGCTGGTACCTGCAAGAAGGGTCGTACCGTCGTCCACGCAGGCATAGATGATAGTCCCGTTGGCTGATGGCGTCATGCCCGTCTGCGCTCCCACTGTCACCTTGCGCCCGCTCACAGGGCCGTCTGCGATGGTGTAATCACCGTTGCCGTCACCCGCCGTCACGGTTACATCTGCCAGTTTCACCGCTGCAATCCCAGCGTAGTTGGCCGGTTCTGCGCTGCAAAAGGTAAGCTTGGTCCCAGTGGCGATCTTTGCTAGCGCTGCGTCAAATACTGCGTCTGCGAATTTCTTAGCCATGTAATTTCTCCTTTATTGCCATGTTCCCGCGACGAATCGCCGCAGGGTTTTGTTGAGGGTTCGAGCGTCTCCGGTGATCGACCTGATCGGCCATGCGACGCTGTCTGATTGCGAGATGGTTAAATTATCGGCATAGCTGGTACTGTAGGTATCAGCTATTACAAGAGCACCATGAGACAGCGTGAGGGTGATGTTGTCGGCGGATGACGCGCTGTAGGCATCGGTGATGGTTAATGATGTGGCTGGCAGATCCCATGTGTAAGAGGCGTCAGCGGCAAACTCTATCCAGACGCCTTGTAACTTAGTCTGTGCGTTCCAATCTGCCTGTTTTGCTGTAGCTGTTTTGGCAAGGTACGTTGTGGGGTCTATTCCTGTGCAACTTCCCTCAACCTCCAGATAGATGGCCGTGCCTGCGGGGATGCTCAAATCGACATACTGCATCTCATAAAGCGACAGACCATCAACGTAGTAATCTGCGTTCACTAGCCCGTTGCTGTTATCCGGCACATGAGAGTCGGACAGCAGATCGCCAGCGGCATAGCCGTTTGCGGCATTGGCTGATCGGACGAACACCTTCACGTAATCGCTTGTTGCGGCCCTAACCCTGCGCATCAGCCTTATCCTGCTGTGCCTGTACCCGTCTTGAGGGAATACCTGCGGCCCCGTTGCCCTGAATGTGTTGGTGGGAGGTACGCCGATATAAGCGATGTCTCCCGGCGACATCGTAATTGATTCCAACCAGCTAGTGCGGCCCTTGCCGTCATCGTCTGCGGGGAAGTCTTCGGGGAGCCAGTCAACATTGTGCACAGCGCGGCGGGTCAGCCCCCCAAGATCCACCGGCCCCGACTCGTATCCTGCAACTCGCGCGCATTGCTGCGTGCCGTCTACGTCTGTGGCGTATTCCCAGTCAGACCAGCAGTAACTGTCTCCGCTGCCCCAAAGCGGCGTGCCTGTGATGTAACATGCACCACCACGAAGAAGCTCGGCACCCGTAGTGCTGAACATATGGAAGACTGGGGTGAATGGGGCGAGAAAGCGGGGGATGGTGTAGCTGTTCCCGTTCTGGCTGTATGCCTTATTCCCGTTGATCCTCGCCCACGAGCCGCCGTCCTTGCGGTACCGGAAATAGGTGGTGCCGGTCGGGTCATGTTCGACCTCAAACTCGTAGACTACGTTATTGGATATGGCCCCGATGGCCGAGGGGTTTTCGATGCTGACATAGCCGCTGGTTTGCCCTGGGCTGATGGTGTTAATGTATCCGTCTTGCCGTATCTGATAGTAGTTGGTTTCCCCACACTGCAAGCCGCAAAAGCTGTTAAATTCAGGGGTGCCGGTCCTGCGGTATTTGACCCGCCACGTAAAAGGCTGCGTGTTATCGAACCAAACCTTGGACTTGGCAACCATCCCATTAGCTACGCCGTTCGGGTCCAGCTTTACACAGCTCCCGCCAAGCCCTGAATCAGAGTCCAGGGAGACTGATCCGGAATACCAGTTGACGTCTGTCGTGTCCCATTTGTCCAGGCTGTTCCACGACTCGACGAGTGTGTACCCGTCAACATTCGGCACACATTGAATCTGTATGTAGTTGGTTGGCACTGTCACAGGTCACCACCCGTCCAGTTGTCTATCGCGCCGCCCGAGCCTTCCGCAGCTAGGCCCAACTTGCCGCTGGCTATGCTCGAATCCGTGACGGTGGCCCATGTAGTCCACGCGTCACCCACATTGACCTTGTATTTAGCCGTGATAGTGGTGCCGTTGGCTTCAATCCTGACAAAGTTGCCAAGCTTCGCCCCTTCCTCTGCTAGTGCCGTGTATGTGCCGTTAACCCACTTGGCAAATTCAAAAGTGTTGTTGCTGTAATGCCCGAATACATAAGCGGTGTTTTGTGCATCGGATTGGCGGACTTTGACATACGCACCGTCTCCACTACTGGTAACAATCTCGGCCTCACTGTACTGGTTGGCCGATACCGCAGCCACATGGTACAGGCGACCGAGAACGAGACGGTTACTTGACAGGTAATTGGCCTGTACCGTGTCTCCCCCTGTAGCACCCCGCCAGTACGGGCTGTTGGTGTTGTACTCATGGACCGTATGCCCTGATTCCCACCACTCAGCACTAGATGATGGCGTATGATTGAGGTTAGATCCTTGCAACGACTTGTAGTATACGCCGACGCTAAGGACCACCTCGTCAGCGTTATACGTAACTACCGTGGAAAAGTTCCTCGCCCCGACGCGGTTGAAATCGTCGGTTACGGTAAGGGGGCCGGATGCCTCCGACATCATCACATTGTCAGCCGATGACGCCGAATAAGCATCGGCAATGGTCAGTGTCCCACCTGCAAGCGCCAGCGTAACGACGTCGGCAAAGCTTGCGCTGTATGCATCAGCAATGGCAAGCACACCATGAGACTGAGCCAGTGTAACCGCATCGGCAAAACTGCCGCTGTAGGCGTCGTCAATCGCCAGTATCAGCAGTTCAGGGTTGGAGATAGTTACATTGTCAGCAAAGCTCCCCGAATAGGCATCAGCGATAACTAGCACGCCATGAGATTGGACGAGAACCACGTTATCCGCCGATGATGCGGAGTAGGCATTGGCAATAGTGAACGTTCCCGCCGATGCCGCAGCCGCGCCCAAATCGAGAAAGGCAACGTAATCGCTTGTCACGCCGGTCGCGGCCATGAAAGCGTCAATTGCCGCCGAAGTTGCCGTGTCAGGCTGCCCATTGGTCGAGTTGCCGGATATAAGCCATGTGAGACGGGGGAAAGCGGCTTGCAGGGCTTGGATGATCTGCGCGGCGGGCATGTTGCCGCCCGCCGTAACTACCACATTGCCGTCATTATCCGGCTCCACTCCGTTGACCGTCAGCACATTCCGCCGCTCGCCGCTCGGATTCGTCGGCGATTCGCTCCCCGGCCACGTATCAGGCGTTTCGAGCGTTATGGTCATTGCTGCGCCCCTTGTGCCGGTTGTGACTGCGGGTTATTCACCCTTTCGAAGTCCTGCACGATGGCACCGTACTCGGCCAGATCCTGCCCTATTTCCGCCGCTTCCGCGTTGGCAAGGTCGAGCACTCCAGATGTCTCGATCTTGGCTATTTTGGCAACCTTCTCTGCGATTTCGAGCCGCATCATGATCTGCTGCATCTGCGCTTGCATCTCGGCCATGGGATCAGGTTTTTGATCCTCCTCCCCTTTGCCCTGCAACTTATCGATGAACCGTTGCTTGTTGCGCAGCGTTGACGCCTGGATGAGCATTTCTAGCGTCAAAGGCTTGAGCTGTTCGGGAACGGTCGGGAATAGCTGCGTCAGGCTCTCAAACTGCTCCTGTTGAATCGTCACCGTATCCGGCACGTCCTCCAGGATGATGTCAACGTCCAGTTCAGCCACGTTGTTTGTCACCACCGGCTGTTGTGCCGCTGGGTCCGCCATGATCTGCTGTATCATCTCCTCGTCCAGCTGCTGGCCCGCCTTCTGCTGCTGCTTGATGAACTCCTCGCCCGCAGTTGAAGGAGTGTTGAGCCCGACATACTTCGGCGCGTTCTCGTCATCGGTGACGCGGAACCACTTTTCAGCGGTCCAGTACTTCTTGACGCAGTACCACATGAGGCGATAAACGCGATGCTCCCAATCTCTGAGTCCGTCTGTCTGTATCGCCGTTTCAATGTTGCTGCCGCCCTGGAGTGCCTGTATCGCCCTGCCGGAAAGGTCGCGCTTCTCGCCGCCCACGAGTGCCGCGTTTGGCCCCTGTGCGTCAATCTCAGCCTTTGCCTCCTGCAGCATCTGGAAGTTACCGGCGCTCATATCGTTGGTGTTGATGACGTCAAACGCCATGCCTGGCACTATCTCAACATGTCCATCCGGCTTAGCCAGTTCGCGTTTCATGGCGTTGACGTCAGCCACCGCGCCTTTTTCACCCTTGGTCTGTCGCGAGTTGATGAGATGGATTCCCTTCGACCGCCGCTTGTTAATCTCGTCCTGCATGTCGATGTACTGCCGGATTTGGCCGTACCTGTTGCCGTCGCGGTCCACGAAGAGCGACTGGAACTCAAGCGAGGGAATGGATTCGCCGTCATCGTTGACAAAGGGCATCTTGGCCGGTTCGCGCAGGAATCCGCCCTTAGTGAGATAGCAGAAATACCACTCTCCGCCCTTCCGGTACTCCATGTAGACGACGCGCACCCTGTCACGACCCTTGTCGGCCCACCTGTTCTGCGGCTTGTCATCGTAGGTCTGCCCGGCTGTGACACTGGCCATGGTGTTGGCGAGGATGCTTTCTTTGCCGGGGAACATTTCAAGAGCGTCCTCCCTGTCCTGCCAGATTACAACGCCCTTGTACTTGGCATCGCTGAAATCCTTGGCGCGGCTGTGCGAGTCGTAAAAGATCCGATCCCACGGCACATGAACGAAGTCGATCCTGAAGTCATTGCCCTTGGGAGTGACGACAATCTGCCCGCCGTAGCTGCCATACTTGAGCCCATCCTCATAGCAGAGTGACCGAACACGCTCAAACTTGGTCGCGTCGCAGATGTACCGCAGCGCGTCCGTTGCGGCGTTAGCTGCGTCCTCATCTACGTTGGGATTTCGGGGGAAGGCTTTGGGGTCTGTGCGGGTTTTCAGCTCCGCGCCAAGCATAAAGTCGATCTTGGGCTTGATGCGGTTATTGACAACGGGGGGCTGTCTGCGGGTCTTGAGGGTGCGGTACTCTTCCGGCGTGAGCTGCTTACCGTCATAGTAATCAGCGTCCCTCTCTGCCAGCTTGCGGGCGTCCTGCGTGGAGTCTTCGCTGTCCTCAAACCACTGGACGAGCGTTGAATGCAGGTCGGGCGGGGTCTTGCTCGGGTCTGTCATGTTGTCTCCTGGCCGCTGTTCGGCGGCAAAGGGTGCGCAGTTACTTTATTTTCTGGTACAGCACGTAAATGTCTTCATTCCAAACACCTATGCTTTTCAACCAATCAGCTTCCTTCTGACTCACAACGAACTTGTACGGCATACCCCCTCCTAATTCACCTTCCAATCATCCTCATCACCGTCACCGTCGAAACGCTTATCCCATGCGTCCTTCTTCGGCTTCGTGTCATCTACCGGCAGAGTTGCGCCGTGGATCTCGTCAAGTGCGCGGCCTATGAGTGAGCAAACGTCCACCGCGTCATCTTTAGAGCCAGCGGGAAAGCGGGTCAACTGAGCTAGCAACCTATCCGCCCAAGGCACGTTCTTTGGCAGATACACTTTCCGCATCGCCCACCGCGCCTGAAACGCTCTCGCCCTAGTCGGTTTGTCATGGATCGAATTCAGCCATTCAAAGCGGGCATAGACTCTGCGCTCTCGGCTGCGCTTGACAAGGAAAGGCTCGATTGCTCTCCTGATTACTCCGCCTTCTCCGACCCAGAACAGTGGCTTATGCGAGTTGACCAGATCGAGCAGGGATTCAATCCACTTGTCCGCGGTCGTCTGGTCATACCACCAATCCAATATGTAAAGGTCATCATTTGGATCAACGCCAAACACGCCATGCTCGGTAAAGTCGCCCTCTCCGTCAAGTACCGCGTAATCCGATGCACCGTAGATGTGCAGATGCTTTGGCGGCGTCTCGTACCATTGGCAGTCAGCAGCCTTGAAGAAGTCGCCCTCGTCTGGTATCGGGTTCTGCTGATAGAGAGCATTGAAAGAGTTTGGCCCCAGGATGCTACGTATCTCAGCTAATGCCGCTTCATCATACCGATCCGGCCAAAGAGCGTCACCGACTGCGCGGCCCAACAGGTCGTTGTGGGTTGCCAGCGCGGGAAGGGTGATAACTTCCCAATTCGGCCCGTCATCGCTTGCCAGTATCCGCCCCGCTAGGTCGTCGTCATGCCAGCGGGTCATCGTCAACACTATGGCACCGCCTGGTTCTAATCGGGTGTAGAGGTCGTCCGTATACCAGTCCCAACATTTGTCCCTATATCTAGGACTGTTGGCTTCCTCTCTGGATTTAACCGGGTCGTCAATGAGGATTAAGTTACCGCCCATCCCGGTAATACCGCCGCCAACCCCTACAGCCCGAAGCCCACCGCCCGCAACCGTTTCCCAATCGTCTACGGCTGTGCGATCATTACTGAGTTTTGCTCTTGTGAGTTTACGCGCTTTCCTGCTGAACTTTTCAGATAACGTCGCATTGTAAGCCCCGATGATAACCCTGCGCTCCGGCCACCTCTCGAGGTACCATGCTGGCAGGCTGATAGTGTTCTGCTGGCTCTTTCCGTGCCGAGGTGGGGTGAAAATCATCAGCTTTTTGACTCGCCCCTCAACCACGTCCATCAGCTTCTCACGGATAAGCTCAAGGTGCGGCGCGTCCCAGGTGAGCAGCGGCTGTGTTTTTGTGAGCCAATCGGTAAAGGAAAGCGGAGTCCGTAAACCCCGCCTCCTTATCTCTAGCTCAATCTGCGCTTTCTGCGAGGGCGATAAGTTCCTCATCTGTGAGCGCTGTAACATTCAAACTCCCGCTGTGTTCCTGAAAGATCCTGTCGCCGTACTTCTTCGGAGCCGTCTTGGACGCATGCCATTTGCGGGCATCAATGCGGATTCTGGCAACTTGCGGATCGGGTTCAGTGTCAGCAATAACTATCGTCTCGTCTGCGAAGAAATCGGCCTGAACTCGCCGCGCGTGCGCGTACTTATCGCGGAAATACTCATGTGCATCTAACCATCGGCATACCGTGCTGTAGTGCGGGAATTCCTCCAATGCGCAGATATGCACAAGCGTTTTCCCTTCTGCGATCAGCTCGCATATCAGGTCCGCCTTTTCTGTGCTGTAATCGCTCGGTCTTCCCGCTGCCATTATCCCATCACCTCTTCGGGGTCTAAACTCAATATCGCTGCCACCATCTTGGATTGAGCCATGAACACCCTTATCCGCTCAGGAGCAATAACCCACTTGGGAACAACGCTGATTTCCATATAGTCCATCTCTTCGCCAGATTCCATTATTCGTAATCCCCTGCCAAGTTCCCGTTGTCCACATAAAGCACCCTTCCATCCGTTGTGCCTGCAACGTATATGGCTATGCCCTTGTTAACTCCAACAGACGTGACATCTGCGCCTGTGTATCTCTTGATGTGCGCCCGGACACTTTCTGACTCTAGCTCTGGCACCGCATCGATAGAATACTCCTGCGCATATTCGAGCTGTTCAAATGTCATTCGTAATCCCCCGCTATCTCCACATCCGCCGGTAGCACCTGCAGCCGGATCACGCGCTCATGCGTCTCCCCATTCGCCGTGGTTATCACGTTGGCTAGCTTGTACCTCCCCTGGCTTGCTCTTACCGTTACAGCCGCATGAGAGTCCGTGAAAGCCCCGGTTGACATAGCTTGCCCCTGTACCGTCCACTCGCTGGTTTCGATGGTGTCAGCACCCAACACAGCGGACCAGTTCACGGTGTAGGTGAGGGATTCGCGCTCCTGCTGCTGGTAGCTCCACGTCTTCCCCTGTATCGCGTTGACGGTCCTATCGTTAACATTCATGTGCATATCCTCTGTTTGCGTGTAGCCGTACAACATCATTGAGGAAATGTCAACCTTATTGTGAAACCGGCCCCACTCAAGGGGCCTTTTCCCTTAATCCTCCCATGTGAATGTGAGGGTGCCGGTTTTGTCAAAAGTTTCAGGGCGAGCGCAAAAAAAGTACCCCGTCAACATCGCCGATAAGATTGATCCGCGCCGCCACACTCACACTCCTCTCCACCTTCTGCGCCACTTGCACGCGGCGGGTGCCGGTGAGTTTGGTAAAGGTCCACTTTTGGGGGTCGTTTCCCGTCATGTGACAGAGGCACAAATCGTTGCAGGTGTCCGTCTGCCGCACTCTTCCACATACATCGCACTCCCACCGCTCCACCGTCACATCTTCGAAGACGGGCGGCGGGTTGAGAATGGCGTCGGCCTGTTTGATTTTCTCGTTGGCGTACTCCACGATGGTTTCCCGACTCGCAATCTGCGACGTTGCTATCTGGTCCAACGCCTCCCTCGCCACCCTCACCGCTTCCTTGTACCGCTCCAGTTCCTCCACATACGCCTGCTTTTTCTTGTTCACGATTCCCCCCTTTTTTTCAGTGATATTCCACAAAGTCTACGCGCTCAATGAATGCCCGCGCCCTCTCGACTGTGGTATGCGTGTTACACCCCACCTGAAACCAACAGAGTGGGAAACGCCAGATTTTGCGCTGCACCTCATATCCCGCGTAGTCGTCTGCTACGATCCGGTATCTCGTTTTCATTACTTATCCTCCCCTTTTCCCTGTTCCACCAATTTGATAACCCCCGCGATGTACCCATACACGCTTTCCATTTTTCTTTCCACTGCGCAGTTTTGACAACTACTGTGATTCGTGGCATCCCTGATAAGATCTAAGACGATTCCTAGAGTCTCGGCCAGTAATTTCTTTCCCTCTGATTCACCCACCAACCGTCCGCTAGCAAAGAAATGTCGCTCCCTGGCTTCCATACAAGTCTCCCTAGCGAAAAACATTGACATGGTTGGTGCATCCTGTGATGCATCGACAAACTCTTCCATGTTTTCCACCTCTAACATAAAACCTCCAAATTTGCGTTTTAAACGGCCTCTTTTCTCCGCCCCCTTCCCGTTGCCTACACTCGCCCCCCGTTCGCCCAAATTTGACGGGGTAGCGGCTCAGAAAAGCTCGTTTGCTGTTTCAATTACATCCGCGCCGTGCAACTTCTGCCCTAGATCAAAGAACATTGCCGCCGTCCGCGTGTCTCCCTTCTTTCCTTCCGCCGCCCATGCCTCTCGGTACCGCTCCATCATGGCGGCGGTCGCGCAGTAGTAGACGCGATCTTCGTCCGACACTGCTACGGCTTCCTTGCCGTCATTCGCCCAAAGCCACTGGATCACGTTGTCGGGATATTCGCGATGCCATTTGCCGCCTCCCCTCGTCATAAACCGCATAACCACCTCACGCTGTCGAGAAAACTCAAGCCGTCCCGCTTCATTACAATGTCTACCGCGTCACCGCCTTTGCCGCAGGCAAAACACTTCACACGATTGCTCGCTATGTGGTGGTGCAAGCTC